TGGTCAGATAGAAGTTTAATACTTTTGAATTTTTTTGTTGGTGGTATTTATTTTATTGGTTTAATGAGATATATATTTATTGGATTCTAAACTGGCGGAAAGACTAGACATTTGACAGAAAACTGAGAGTGTGTTATATTACAATTATAAACAATGGAGAATAAAAATGTTAGATGACCTTGTAGATATACCCGAATTTCTTATACGCAAAAAGCATAGAGGTCGGCCACGCAAAGTGCCTCAAGTTTATGTTACAAATGCAGAGGATCAACTAGCTAAGAAATATGCAAGTTGGCAAGAGATTAAAGAAAAACGATATGGTACACATCACGATATGTATTTGGCAGATGAGCTTCCTAGATTTGGTTGTGGATACAGATCCTTTTATGTAAAAGAAGGTCGCAAGTGGGCCAAGTTCACAAAACATTTAGGCGATCCGGCTGATATAACAGGTCGTATGAGAGGTCGGTTATCAATGGCACAATGGAATGCTATGAAAAAATTACATGAACAATACTTAAAGAGGAATGACCCTGATGCAGTTGCCAAGCGAAAGCATAAAAGGCGCAGTCGATCTCTATCAAACTACGCCTGAATTTCAGAGAAGAATTACAAGTGACAAAACTAGATTGCAATATACCTATCAATTGAATAGGTTATGCAAACTTAAAATTAACAGGCAAGAGATTGGAAACATACAGCTTGACGATCTCACTGTAGCCAAGTGTCAAGAAATTTATTGGAAGCTGTTGGATAGTGTTCATTCGGGTGATGGAATACGCTTTGCTAATTACACTCTGCAAATTGTAGTGAGAGCGTGGAATGTTTTATTGAAGTATGATATATTAGAGGGCAAAAATCCTTGGAAGTTTGTTGAACGAGCAAGAGTAGCACCTAGAAATAAAGTTTGGACTTCAAATGATTTTAGAAACTTTCTTACAACGGCATTTAATATACCGAAGTGGCGTAATGTAGGATTGTTGGTACGAATTAATGTTGAACTAGGCCAACGTATCGAGGACATTCGCCTATCGACATGGACTAATTATGATTTAGAGGAAAAATTATATTCAAGGGAAGTAATTCAAAAGACCAAAGAACGCATTGCAGGTATACCTATGTCAGAGGATCTTGTACAAATGTTAGAGGACCAGAAAAAAGATTATTCATTTCAAGAATGGGTTGTGCCTCATCCAATGAAACTCAAACCCTATAGTGAAAATAACATAGGTAGAGTGTTTAGACAAATTATGAATGCTGCAAACCTACCAGAAGAATTGCAATTGAGAGACATTAGACGTACTGTATTAAGTGATCTGGCAAATTGTGGAGCCACCGACACAGAGATCATGTCCTACAGTGGTCATAAAAGCAGAGAAAGTTTATCACCTTATGTATTAATCAATACGAGTCAAGCCAGAAACGCAGCAGCCAAGAGAAATTTTGATCCTTCTTCATTAGTTGAGAAATAGGAATGAATATATCAAATGTAATTATAAATTTAGACTTAAAAATTGGAGAGCAACACAAAGGAGATTGTCCTGTTTGTGGAGGACAGAATACCTTTACTGTTACTCGAACCATAGAGGGAACTCTTTTTAATTGTTATAAGGCAGGATGTAAGATTGCAGGGCGTAAGACAACGAGCATACGAGTAAGTGACTTGCAAGCATCCAATACCTCAGAAGATACAGGACCGTTTGTCTTGCCACCTCATGTCGTGAGTAACAGACAAGAGATCACAGAATGGATTAACAGATATGATTATCCCTTTGCTAATGTTGAACTTTATTATGATTTACTAGAGAATCGCATTGTGTTTCCTGTTCGCCATGAAGGAGTTATTGTAGATGCAACAGGTCGAGCAACAGATCAGCGACAACCTAAGTGGAAAAGATATGGTTCTTCGGGGTATGCTTATGTCTCCGGTGAGGGAGAGATTGCCGTTGTCGTAGAGGATGCTATCTCAGCAGCCGTAGCAGGGGCAACAGACGCCAATTGTACAGGCGTGGCTCTATTGGGTACATCTTTATTATCGAGCCATGTGGAGCAGCTACAGGGCTATACAGGGGCTATTGTAGCCCTTGATCCTGATGCCGGTAAAAAGACACTACAATTTACACAGGAACTACGAGGGCAACTACCCCATAATAAGGTATTTGCAGCGAGGCTGAAAGATGATTTGAAATATAGATGCAAACGTGATATGATACTAATGAAGGAAAAAATTCAAGAGTTTGTGGAACAACAATAATTGTGGGGACATAGCATGGAGTTAGCATTACTACGCACTTTGACAGATAGAGACTTCTATAAAGCGAATAGAAATCTCGTCAAAGAAAAGATATTTAGAAGCAAAGAAACTCGTTCTATCAAGGCCACCATTGACAAGGCCATGATAGACTACGAAACAGACATTGGCCTCTCTGATGTGGAGGCATTATTCTGGGCTGCTAACGGAACACTTACCACAGCACAACGAGAGGTGTATCGTGGTTTGTTTAATAAGTTAGCAAGTTGTACTCCCCTTAATGAAGACGTAGCACAAGATGTACTAAGAGAACTCAATCGAGAGGATGCCGCCAATGAACTTATGGACCTTGCATTTAAGATGTCGAATGGTGAAGTTACTTCTTTACATAAGGTTTTAGACTTTATAGACCGTAGAGAAGAAGATTTCATGCCAGCTCTGAAAGTTTATTTTCAGAAGATGGATATAGATTCTTTGCTAGAGCAAAATAAATTAGACTGTCAATGGAAGTTTAATATTCCCTCTGTGGCACAGCTAGTGCCGGGTGTAAATGCTGGTCAAATAATCATAGGTGCAGCACGACCAAACACAGGCAAGACCTCTAGTCATGCATATTTATGCGCTGGTCCAAACGGATTTGCACATCAAGGCGCAAAGGTTATGGTGTTGGTGAATGAAGAAATGCCTAATCGAGTATCAGCACGATACTTAACTGCTGCTTGTAACATGAAGATTGGAGATATTGTTAAGAACAAACAAAAAGCAGAAACATTATTTTCTCCGATTAAACACAATCTAAATATTACAGATGCAACTGGTTGGGATTTAGATAGAGTTGAACGAGCTATCAAGGCATATGAGCCTGACATTGTTATTGCAGATATGGCAGATAAGTTTCTGCCCGAAGGAAAGTACACAGCCCACCATGAGCAACTGAAAGCTACATACATTCGCTTTCGGATCTTAGCAAAGCAATACAAGTGTGCTATCTTTGCAATGAGCCAGCTCTCAGCAGAAGCAGAGGGCAAAGTATTTGTAGACATGAGTATGCTTGAAGGCAGTCGTACAGGTAAAGCAAGCGAAGCTGATGTACTTTTCTGTTTGACTAAGACACCAATGGTAGAGGGTCAACAGGAAGAAGAAAGTCCTGAAAGACATTGGCTCGTTATCAAGAATAAACTAACAGGCAAACATGGTCGAGTTGTCACTATGTTTGATCCACTGACAGCTACGTTTCGAGCATAGGAAAATAAATATGAAACTTACGATAGATGTAGAAAACACGACTGCTAAATCAGCATCAGGAAAACTATTACTCGATCCCTTTACTCCTGACAATAAATTAGTATTAGTTTGCACTAAGCAGGATGACGGTAAGGAGTCGTCCTTTTGGTTTAATCATACAACGCACAGTACAGATAACGCTAAAGAATTATTACAGGCACAGTTGGACCAAGCTACTGTTCTCATTTGTCATAATGCACAGCATGAATTAATCTGGTTGTGGGATACAGGCTTTGAGTATAATGGTTCTGTCTTTGATACTATGCTGGTGGAATACTTATTTCAAAGAGGACAAAAAGTACCTCTCTCCTTAGAAGCTGTAGCTGAAAGATGGGAATTGCAAAATCAAAAACTAGGAACACTAAAAGAACATCTACGAAATGGACTTTCAGTAGATCAAATTGACGGAGATGAATTAGAAAAGTATTGTTTGGCTGATGTGAGAGCCACACAAGAATTATCTACATTACTTAGAAAAAAAATGTTCTCCGTTGAGTATGCGCCTTTACAGAATATCATTGAATTGACCAACACGTTATGTGTTTTACTTGCTACTATATACTATAGAGGTTTCGTGGTAGATAAAAATGCTTTACTACAGGTTAAAGATGAGTTTCAAAAAGAAAGACAGGGGTTGGTATTGTCTTTAGAGAAACAGGTCTATGACCTAGTGGGAGATACCCCTATCAATCTGGCTTCTCCAGAACAATTGAGTGCAATCATTTATAGTAGAAAACCAGATGACAAATCCACATGGGCAAGTAACTTTTCAAAATATATGAAAAAGGCTGACTTCGATCTTGCTGTCAGAAAAAATTCATCTGTGGTGTATAAAACTACAGCCGTTTCTTGTAAAGAATGTCATGGAAAGGGATATAATCTTTATATTAAAAAAGATGGCACAGTTGGAAAAGCAAAACGCATTTGTCATACTTGTAATCATACAGGAATTGTTTATATTCCTCAGAAAAAAATTGCAGGATTGAAATTTTCTGC